CGCAAATTTTGCCCCTTTGTTCGGATCGAACGTCCGCGCTGCCTTACAAAGTGCAAACGAAAACATGGAAAATATTTCATCATAATCAAAATTCCTAACCCCACCCTTGAGCCATTTATTAGTCATATATCTAGCCAGATTTATATTATCTTCTACCATTTTTTGTTGTTCCTCTGTCATCTTCCTTTGCAATCCCAACATAGCCATTTCCCTCCCAAAAATAAAAAAGGAAATGATTTTGTTTTCATTTCTCTCAAACTTTATTCTGCTCTTTGAATCTTTCTTTACTTGGATTGGTATCTATCTTGTGATCTCCACACCAATCATGCTCTGGATAAACTGCCGGATATCCATTCATCGTCGGCGCTTTCCTCCGGCATCTCCCGATCTCAATTGTTTTAGGTGCATAAAATGCACACGTCAAACAGGAAAATCCTGTTTTTCGATCCCATCTATCCATTTTTTACCTCCTCTCCAACTTCCCTCAATGCTGCAATAACCACCTTTTGCTCGGCATCGGTAAGGCCCGGGAATAACGGAATAGTCAATAAGTACTGCCACATTCTTTCGGCTACTGGTGTTTGCCCCGGTAGGTTATAGAAACTTTGAAGAGTAACTGGTCTATAGTGGATCTGAGTCTTTACCCGATACTCTAATAATTTATCGATATATTTATCTCGATATTTCGTTGCAATAATATAAATATGTCTCGCGTTCGTCCTATCCCTTTTCTGGATAATCCTACCGATATTCATATCGTCAATCGCTTCGTCATAAATCTCCGCCAATTTTTGTCTCTCCCATACCAATTCAGGGATTCTCTTTATCTGGTTTAAACATAACCCCGCGTGGATATCCGACATACGATAGTTATAACCAAGGAAAATCATATCCCCAAATACTCGACCATGATTTCTAAATGCTTTCATTCGGGCATGGGCGTGTAAATTATCTGTCGTTATAACTCCACCTTCTCCACTCGTTATCAGTTTCGAAGCATGCAGACTGAAACAATTTAGATCTGCAAGAGTCCCGACCTTTTGATCTTTATACGTTGCACCTAACGAATGACATGCATCTGCTATGATTTTAAGACCATGCATTTCCGCTATTTCCTTGAGCTCACTATAATCTGCTGGTTGACCCGCAAAATCAACAGGAATTATTGCCTTTGTCCTCTCGGTTATCTTCCTTTCAACATCCTCTGGCTCAATTAAGAGCGTCTTTTCGGATACATCTGCGAATATGGGACTTGCATTCATATACCTAACGGCATTAGCAGTCGCCACAAACGTCATGGACGGCACGATAACTTCATCCCCCGGCCCGATCCCGGCTGCCATTAATGCCATATGAAGCGCTGCCGTTCCACTTGAAACTGCTACAGCATACTTCGATCCGACCGATCTCTTAAATTCATCTTCGAATGCTTCAATGATCTCACCTTGGGTTATCGATTTACCTCTTAGCACTCGGATAACTTCTTCGATGTCCTCTTCTTCAAGATGGTGTTTAGCATAGGGAATCAATGTTCCTCATCCTCCCTAATTAAATATTGATAATTGTTCATTCATTTCTTTACTCAATGCCTCAATTAAAACATTGACTGGTACAGGGATATTACTTGTTACATAATATTTATTTGGTGCAAATTTTCTCCCATAAATTCTCATCCAATTATGATAATTGCTTTTCCATGCTTTCTGTAATAAAAGAAATGGAATCAAATAAACTTTTTTTGATGGCATAATGGCATAGATAATATAATCAGTTTGCTTATTAAGGCCGATCCAACCAACTTTTTTCTTGTCATAGTCACTATATTCTTCCAAGAGAATATCTCCGTAATTTTTTCTACGTTTTTTCTCATCTATCAATATTATCTTTCCATTTTTTAATATAAGTTTTTTATCAATACCTTCTTTCTGCAAACTTAAATCATTTATTATTTCAACTCTCTCAAGATTTGGAATAACTCTAAAATAAAAATTATCAAATAATTCGTTTTCTCTTTCTTCAAGTGAATACTCTAAATCTGTATAAAAATTATTCACACTGATTGCCCCAAACTTCCCATTTTTCATTGTATTTTAATCTTGAAAACATTTCTAAATATTTACCATTCGGAAATGATTTCTCGATAAAATCATAATAATGACTAGGTTTTTTGCTATGTTCTGTTCGTTTTTCTCTGTAAACTGAACTTTCACGATGTTCTTGCTTAGGAGGACTATAATTACCCTTAGTTCCAACTAAAAGTAATTCATGTTGTCCCCTAAACCAGTAACCCATCCCAATTACTTCCTTATCCCATATTGAATGAGTTTTATATGTGAATCCCCATACTTTCATAACTTCTAATGCTTCAATAAGTTTTGGGGAAGTTGCCCATAAAAAAAGTACCGCATTGTCCGATGTCGGTACTTTAACTGCTTTTATATCTTCAATATCCATGGATGGATATTTATTTTCTATGGCCCTGTTCTCTGTTTCAGCAAAATCATATCTCCAAGGTGGGTCAGCATAAATCACATCATACTCACCAATGGGGATTGGTATTGGTTTCAATTCCCGCATGATTTCCTCACGTTTTATCTCGACATCTAACTCCATAGATTTCCTTGAAACTCTATCTGTCTTTCCATCTGCTTTTTCCAGACTATCAAGAATCTCTTCCTGCTTTTTAACATTTTTTTCTTTTGCAAGTTCAATAATTTCCGTCCTAGTTGCTTGAATATCTCGGTTGAGGATTTTCTCCTTGGCTTCTTCACCTAGATTTTTAGCTATTGTATCAATGGCTTTGGAGTATTCTGCTGCACGTTCGACCGTAGCTCTTCCTAATTTATATTCATCTGCTATCTGCTGGGCAGTATTCCCCGAAACCTCTTTTTGAGGGTTCGGGGAATCGCCCCGAAGAAGATTATTCTCCTTATCTTTTTTCCTTACCAGATATAATTCACCAAGCATATAAGTAAATTTATCCGGTGTAAGATTCCTCCGACCTAATTGATTGCTAATGATCCAACTTTTAACTTCTTGTCGTGTTTTAAAACTTAGCTCTGTAGTCTTAAATTGGATTTCGTTTTTAGTACACACCCCATGTCTATTGTGACCATCGATTAAGATATTCTCTTCTTTCCAGATCACCAAGGCATCCCGACATCCATCCATGATTATGTTATTTTCTAATTTTTCTCGTTCCTCATTTGATAGAGGTGGGCATAGGTTTTTAAATTCTTCATCAATCAGAATTAACATAAACTTTTCCCCCATAAAATAATTAAAGCACTCATGTAGTGAATGCCATTTCATAACAAAAATTCCGATTATAGGTACTGTTTACAAACGTCGTTGTATTAATGACTATTACACCAGTGCTATTTTCTTGAGGTATATGAAAATGCTGTGATTGATCTTGGGTAAACTCCTCAAAATTCACCGGACTCATAGGAACAATCAATGAAACTAAATTACAATAGCTCTGAGCAAGCGCACTACTAGCAAATTTTAATCCAGACGTTAATGCAAAATACACATTGTGTCCTTGAGCATTACTCCCTATTCCATCACAGATAGAATCTGATCCAAGTAAACACATCGGACTTTCACAACACCGATCGCATGTCGTGAAGGTTTTCGCTGAACCACCCAAAAGAGTTATCGAACCAATCAGCACATTGTAATCCGAACTAGATCCAAACGTCGTTCCCGCTCTCGCAATCCATGACAACTCAATCACCTCATTTCAGGTTCTTTTCATATCTTTATAAACCCGAATCCTATCTATTGCTAAATTATAATAGCCTGTATCTAACTCAAATCCGATATAGTTTCGGTTTGTGTTGATGCAAGCTATTGCTGTTGTTCCGCTACCTATGCAGTTGTCTAAGACTGTTTCTCTTTCGTTTGTGTAAGTTTTAATAAAGTACTCACATAATTTGACTAATTTCTGTGTGGGATGCAATTTATTTTTTTGTGAGGCATTGGAAAAGGTAATTAAGGTCTTTGGATATTTATCTTTGATGATTTTACCTTCGTTGTCAGTCGTATTCCCACCCATGATTTCAGTCCTACTATATTCTTTTGATTTTTTAGGCTTTTCTCTTGGTGTCATAATAGGATAGTAATTTATTTTTCCTGCTCCAAATACTGAAATATTTTCAGTTTGTTGCATTGGTCTATATTTGGCAATCAAATGACCATTAGGCTTTACCTTATCCCAAACCCAATCATATTTATACCAAATAATGTTACTAACTCTTACTTGAGAACTAAAAGGCTCGTTCCCAAATAATAATATTGCACCACCGTCTTTTATAATACGTTTATATTGTTTCCATAACTTATCTATAGGGATGATAATATCCCACTTACAGTTAGTAGTACCATATGGCAAATCACAGAGTATCATGTCAATAGATTTATCTGCTATATATTTCATGCCCTCTAGACAATCCATATTATAAATATGATTAGTCTCTATTTTCGTTTTCTATCACATCCTTATTTTTTTTCCTTTCCTGCATGCCGAAACCACATAGGTTTCGTCCTCTGTCTTCTCAACAATAATAAGATATTCAAGAGGACACTCCCCTTTTTCTACCTCATCGAATAGATCCGACACAGCTATGTACTCAACTGAATTTTTATGGAACATCATTTCCGCCCTATATATTAACATTCTGCCAGTGATTGCCATTACTAATTCCGGCGATTCTAAAATATCTGTCCTCGAAATATCAAACGTTCCTAATCTCAAAGGGTAACTCCCTCTTTCCGGTCAGATTTTTAAATAAATGGGATCGCTCTAACACAATGTTTCAATCTACGAATATGGCTCACTCATAGAATTTGTTTTTCGTCGGATAATTTGGTTCACTCGCGTTATTTGGGTACACTCATGACAATTGGTTCATTCACGTTATTTGGGGATACTCATGACGGCTGATTCACTCGCAAGGACTGGTACTCTCCTCCCTTGTGGCTCACTCCAAGCATCCGGTCATCTCTTGGGGATTGATTCGCTCGTTTTCTTTGCTATCATCACACATTATGACTCTCTCAGTTGATATGATTCACTCTCAAATTCTGGATCGCTCATCTATGTTGGGTAAACCTCTATACAATTGCTCACTCATCTCACTTGTTACTTTCTCTTATTTCGGATCACTCTTCCAATCTGAAAAGATCAACTGCATTGGTTCACTCGACTTGTTTGGCACTCTCACGCACCTTGGTTCGCTCAGGTGTTATGTTACTATCCCTTTCCACTGGCTCACTCAATCGCTATGTTTTTAATCTAGATATATGGTTCGCTCATCACGAATGTTTTTAATCTCTATGGTAATGGCTTACGAAATACCTTTTGCAATCTCTTCGATACTCAAGAAATCCTCATTCTCATCACTTACATATCTTGCTTTTTTGAACGGTTCCCCCTCGATCCTGCCTCTTTGAAACCAATTTTGGGGACTTTCTATAACAAAAAATTTACCAGCATCAATCGTCATTGGGGCTTCTTGCTCACTAATAAGGGCCTCATGCAATTTTTCCCCTTCTCGAATGCCGATAAATTTATTATTCGACTTTGGTGCTATAGCTCTTTTTAAATCAAGAATTCTAACGCTCGGAATCTTAGGGATAAATATCTCTCCACCGTGCATCTCCTTAATCGCACTCGCCACAACCTCACACGCCTTTTCTGGTTGTAACCAGAATCTTGTCATTCTTATATCTGTGATTGTGATCTCTTGTCCTTCGTCCCTCTGCTTTACCATGAGTGGCACTACACTTCCACGAGATCCAATTACATTTCCATACCTAACACAACTAAAACGGGTTTTCGTTCCACTCGCATAGGCATTTCCATTAATGAATAATCTTTCAGATAAAAATTTAGTTCCTCCATATGTGTTACTCGGACTACACGCCTTATCTGTGCTTATACCCATGACCCGTTCAACATTTTCGTCGATCGCAGATTCAATCAGATTTTGAACCCCTATCACGTTTGTCTTAACTGCCTCGTAAGGGTTATATTCACATGCAGGAACTTGTTTTAGAGCTGCAGCATGTATTACTATATCAATTCCGTGCAACGCTCTCCTGAGACGTTCCCTATCCCTTACATCACCAATAAAAAAACGAATACGTTCATCATCGTATCCGTTCATTCTCATCTCATGTTGCTTTAACTCATCCCTTGAAAAAACAATAATCCTCTTTGGTTTTTCTTTTTCCAATATCCATTTTATGAAATGTCTTCCAAATGTTCCTGTCCCTCCGGTGATCAAAATTTGCTTATCT